TTGGTAGTAGACTTCGATCAACTTGGTTAATAGTTGAGTCTCACTACGAAGCAGCCTAACCAGCGCGATGAAAAGACCCTTTACGTTGAGAATGTATTTCAATATGATTAGCTTGCAAGGTCATTCCTTGCCGCAAACGGCAGCGTCAGTCGTGACATCCCGGGAGAGACCAGGGCCATGGTAACGTAGCATTAAGGCAATGCGCCACCTTCATACGGTGTCAAAAGTGAGTTCGATTCTCACCGTTACCACCAGTTTATATTCCATCTTAGTATTCTCGGTGAGTGCCCCTGGCTGTTAACCAGGTGAGGTTGGTTCGAATCCAACAGATGGAGCCAGTCATTCGGTCCTTGGTGAAATGGATATCATCTCTGTCTTCGAAACAGAGGGTAGAGGTTCGATTCCTCTAGGACCGGCCAAGTTATGGGAAGTAATGCAGGGGTGTTGGTACCCCGACCAGCCTTGAAAACTGGGTCCTGGTGATGAGCCGGGTGGGGTTCGACTCCTCTGCTTCCCGCCAAGTTTTGTGTGTTTCGTATAAATGTTAGGGCGCCATTACATGAGGCTAATGACCTCCGGATACAGGTTCGAATCCTGTAACACACATTCAAGTTTCGAGATAGACGTAGAAGTTGAGTCCCCGATGCGCTAGGGCCCTGTTCTTGTGCCTGACACACCAGTAGCAACATCGGGTAGTTTAAACTCCTTTATACGAGACAAGCCTGTGAGTCCTTGAGAAAGATAGCGGGTCTCTCGAAAACCTATTGTACCTTGCCCCAGTTAGACTTTGCACGAACAGCAAATGCAAGTTCACGCATCTTACTATATTGGGGCGTACCTTTTGGGTGCGGCCCTGTTTTCTTGAGTGCGTTATACTGTGCTAGCAATTCTTCTTTAGTTTTGCCTTCATACTTGCCGCGTTCATTGGGGTTAACCTGAGTAGCAGTGTCCCAACCTTCTTCAATATCCTTGGCAATGGCTTTTCGTCTGCGTGATAGATATTGATCTGATTTATCGCTATCGCCATCATTGTCAACATCACTGTCTTCTTTGCCAACTGGATCAAGTGCTTCGTTGATAATGTCAATGTATTTTCTAAGTAAGTTACCGCTCATAGTATATTCTCCTAACAATATTTAGAACAAAATATACAACAGCGTATCGTACTTTAGTCGGGTCGTAGATAAAATAATAGCCAGTAAGTAGTTTACTATGGCACTACCTCCACCAGTAAACTTACCCTTGCCTGCTCCGTCAAATCGTATCACTGAATATCAAGTTGATGTGACCAGTAGCAGTAACTTGGGTACTATTAATCACAGGATACTGATCACAAGAGTGGGTCCTATTAATCCTCCTCAGACATTTGAAATGATATTAACAGACGAACAGTGGGCAATTTGGCGCCAGCTCTTTAACCCATATTAAGTTAGTACTAACTGCTACTTGACATTGATTCAAAATCAATGTATAATTAAACATAAAGGAATAAATTATGCCATGGATTGAAAACGTAGCAGCAGCAGATATCCCAACTCGCTTCCATCACGAAGCTGGGGAGAACAGTATGCTGATCAGTATTGTTGACCCTGCTAGCTGGAGGCCAGTGCCTGCCCACAAGTTCAAAGAACAACACAATTTTGAGTTCCTTGATATTGAATTGCACGACGAAGCATTGGACGAAGCAATGCGATGTAGTCAAGAGCAGGCTAACGAATTAGTTCGCCTACTGCAACATGCATTGGAAAATAGAATGAACGTTGTTGTTCATTGCTATGCAGGTGTTTGCCGAAGCGGAGCAGTATGCGAGCTAGGTGTTATGATGGGCTTTGAAGATACAGGCCGATTCCGTAGTCCTAACTTGCTGGTCAAGCATCGCATGATGAAGGCCCTGGGTTGGACGTATGATGAGAACGAAAAGCCAAACTTAGATGACTGGCGAACCTTTAGATCAGTTGACTAAGTGTTGTAAAAATACAACAATAAAACGGTTGCTCAACTTGGAATTTTGTGTTATACTACATGTATTAAACAACGAAAGGCATCATATGGCTGGCAAAGCAAAATCAATTTATTTGACAATCACAGTAAAAGGACAGTTCAAAACTGTTTTTAGCAGAGTCTTTTTTGATGCTAAGGCATATAACGAATATGTTAAGTCAGACGAGTTTAAAGCCCAATGGCCCGTTGAAGAATTTGATGTTATCAAGGAAGTATATTAAGGAATAAATGTATAAGGTAATAGGAAAAGAAGAACTATTTCGAGTTCTTACTCTTGCAGAAGCAATGAATGTTGCCAAGAGTATGAATGAATTCGTTACTATCAAAGGACCCGACTTTGAAGTATGCGGAATGTTTGGAGTAGATAGCATTAAGGATGGCGTATGCCCCGACGGTGTTAAATACGATTGGAACAAGGCCAGTCGCATCGGAGCGCCGAAGCGTGTTCGAGCATAAGGAGAAACTATGAAGCGTGTTATTGAAGTCCGTGCCGCAGAAGGTGGCGAAGACAGTAAACTATTTGCAAAAGATCTTGCACAGGCCTACATTAAATTTGCCCACAGCAAAGGCTGAGCTACCCGCCTAATAGGTGAGTATCTTGGTGAACTTCATATTGAAGTAAAGGGTACTGATTTATCAGGCTTGTATAATGAAAGCGGTGGACACAGAATACAACGTGTTCCGCCCACAGAGCGTAAAGGTAGAGTCCATACCAGCACCGTAACAGTTGCTATTACAGACCCAACTGAAGTTGCCATAAAGGTTGCAGACAGTGATTTACGTATCGAATGGTACAGCGGAACAGGCGCAGGCGGCCAACACCGCAACAAGCATCAAAACTCATGCCGCATAACGCACATACCGTCAGGTACAGTTGCAACAGCACAATGCCGCAGCCGTCAAAATAGCTTAGACCAAGCATTAAGTACTATTCACAAAACGGTTGACAAACAGGTTCAGAACCAGTATAATAACAGCATAGCAAATGATCGAAAGCAACAAGTTGGATCAGGCATGCGAGGCGACAAAATCCGCACTTACCGTTTCCAGGACGATGTTGTCAAGGATCACGTAACAAATAAATCAACCAGCGTTAAGAAAGTGCTAAGTGGCAATTTTGATCTGCTGTGGTAATCAAAGGAATTGAAATGAAAACATGGATCACAAGTGACTTGCACTTTGGGCACAAAAATATTATGAGTTTTTGCCCCGAGACGCGAGCACGTTTTAATAACGATGTTGCTTACATGAACAACGCAATGGCAGAAGAATGGAATGCTAAAGTGCAGCCAGAAGATACTGTTTACATCTTAGGTGATGTAGCGTTCATGTCGGGCAGTGTTGCTGGTAGAACAATTGCCCGTTTGAATGGCACCAAGATTTTGATCGAAGGCAATCACGATCGCAAGACATTGCAGGATGCAACATTCCGTAGAGCTTTTGCAGAGGTACACAAGTATTTGGACATCACATATGACGGCCACAAGTGCGTTATGTTTCATTATCCAATTGCCGAGTGGGATCAAATGCATCGTGGAGCATTGCACTTTCATGGTCACTTGCACGGAGGTGTAAGCGGCTTGGAAAAGTACCGTGCATTGGACGTGGGTATGGACTCGACTGGTGAAATTGTAGTTTCTATGGAACGTGCAATTAATTTGATCAAGGACAACGAAATTAAAGGTCATCATGTTTAAGGACAAGTTGAAAGAGTATGTAGAATCGTCTAAGCTGGTTGGCATGCGCGAAGCCGGTGAAGGCATCTATGTACTCAAATATAAGAAGCGTGTGTTTTACGACAACTTGTGGAACGACTACATTGCCGAATGCCGTGGAAGTATTGTGGATGCAGATTTCAACTTGGTTGCTTATCCATTCACAAAAATCTACAACTATGGCATTGAAAATGAAGCACCTGTATTGGCAGACGATACTGAAGTTACCGCGTTCCGTAAAGTCAATGGCTTTATGGTTGCAATGACTTGGTACAACGGCGATATCCTGGTGTCTACTACAGGTTCAACTGACAGCCCATACGTTGCTATGGCAAAGGAAATGATGTTGACTCATCAAAGCTGGGCCGACTGGCAGTTGGCATTCAATCGCGCAGACATGGACGGGATGACGTTTATGTTTGAATGTGTACATCCCAACGATCCACATATTGTGCCTGAAAAGCCAGGTATGTATATCTTGGGTTATCGTGAAAACACTTGGTGTAGCCGTGTAGGTCATGATCCTGCTGTACTACAAGATTTAGCAAATGCATTTAACTGCCATGAGACAGAAAGCTATACCACTAATATGGTTCGCTTGAAAGAAATGGCAAAGGAATGTAAGCATGAAGGTTTTGTATTCTATACTGAAGATGGTGTAAGTGCTAAAATCAAGAGTCCATACTACTTGACTTCAAAGTGGGTTGCTCGTAATCCACGTACAGACAAGTTGGTGAACATGCAAGCAGACATCAAGCATCAACTAGACGAAGAATACTACCCTCTAGTGGATGCTATTCGTGCTAACATTGTTGAGTACACTGCTATGGACGAGCAAGCTCGTTTAGCTTGGGTGCGCAACTACATGGAGACAGTATGAAAGAAGAAAAGTTTCAAAAGATAGTAGAAGAGATTAGTGAGTTTCTTGGAGACCATATGCAGAAGAATCCTCACTACTTGTTCGACGAGGACATTATCAAAATCTTTTCTCACTATAAAAAGAAGCACATTAAACGAGCATTAGAGGAAATACGATGAAACAACTTACTTGCCCACATTGTGCAGACACTTATCCAGATTTTGATGTTGCTCACGTCTGTAGTAAAGGTCAGTATGCCCCCAAACTCAACCCTAAAAT